ATTGTTTTGGAGAAAGGAAATGATAATTATGTTTTATGGTTGCTTTGTATTACTAATACTAGCGTTACTGATTGGAGCGGGGGTAATTTCAATTGACGATGATTAAACCTAAAGTTGCTGTATTAGATGGAGATATCATAGCTTATCGTGCTGCATTTTGGGCAGACCAAGAAGGAGCCGATTGGCTAGAAGATAGAATTAAAGACGATATCCGTAAATGGACACCACCAGAAGTAACAAAAGTTGTTGTTGCTTTTTCTTGTCCTAGAGCAGAAAACTTTAGGAGAACTTGGTGGCCTAGTTATAAAGCACATAGAGATGTTGCTAGACAGACACCAGAAAATCTATCTTATGCTGAATCATATATCAAAGACTCATTTGATTGTCAGTATAAAGACGGTCTAGAAGCAGACGATCTTATGGGCATTCAAATGTCTATGGGAAAAGCAATAGCAGTAACCATCGACAAAGATATCTATTCTGTATATGGTTGGTCTTGGAAACCACCAATGAAAGACACAGAAGAAAACCCCGTAGTTTTTACAAGTAAGGAAGAAGCTGATTATAACTTTCATAAGCAATGGATCATGGGAGATGTAACAGATAATATTCCTGGTGTATGGAAGATGGGACAAGCTAAAGCTAAAAAGTTATTGGACTTAACAAAACCAATAAACCATACCGCATTGGTTCTTAGTCTGTACGAACAGATGCCAAATAAAGAAGGCGGTAAATATACTTTTGAAGACGCTATTGCTCAAGCAAGATGCGTTAGAATTCTTAGAAACGAAGATTGGGATAACCAAATTATACCTTGGTATCCAAAGGAGTTAAAATGATTAGACCATATGCACCAAGTGGAATGCCTATGTCAGACTTAGGATTTGCTTTACCAGATAACACAACTTATATAAGATCCCCCTTATCAGATTATGGCACTGCTTATGGTGGAAATCTTACTTTAAGTAGAGCCAATAATTTTATACCAGTTTCTTTTATGACAAATATTAAAAACTTTGGAGATGGACCAGCAATTTTTACAGGTATTCGTTGGGATACAATAGCTATTCCTGTTGGTGGCTCTTTAAGTTGGTTTATAAGAAGTGGAACTATACCAATAGACTCAACAACACCAATTGTTATTGGACCAAAAGAAACAATTGATTTTGCTTATAACTATAATGGTCCTGACGGTATTGTTAGGGGGGATTTATTCTTTTTAGGAGGTAGAGGTATGAATACTAGAGAACCTTTTTCTGTTGTAAATATTAGAACTAGTGTAGTAACATCAGCATAATTGGGGCTATAGAGATATATAACATGGATAATACATATTACTATAATGGACATTCTTTTGATAATCCTAAGTCGTTTGAGGTTTCTTCCTTTACTTATATTCCTGAAACAACAGTTAAGATATCTTCTGTTCGGTTTCCTGTTCCAACTAAAGGAACTGATGGAGCAGCAGCCTATGATATCCAAGCCAACCTTTTACATGAAGGCAAGGTAGAAATTCTTCCACAAGAAACAAAAGTTATAGGAACTGGTATTACTTTGGAGTTACCAAGTCATCTTATGGCTTTACTGTTGCCTCGTTCGGGTCTTGCTACAAAGCATGGTATAACACTAGCTAACTCTGTCGGTTTAATTGATCCCGATTACCGAGGTGAAATTAAAGTTGCTATAAAAAATACAGGAACCAAAACTTTTGTAATTAATGATGCTGATCGAATTGCTCAGATGTTAATTATGAGTTTTGTTTCTCCCGAATTTATTAGTGTAAAACAAGTATTTAATACTACCAGAGGCTCTGGTGGTTTTGGTTCAACAGGAGTATAATATGGATACATTTCAAAAGTTTATTGCTATTAGTCGATATGCTAGATGGATTGAAGAAGAAGGTCGTAGAGAAAACTGGGAAGAAACTGTAGATAGATGGTGGAATTACTTTACAAGTAAAGAACCATCTATGTTAGAACGACCAGACATTAAGAAAGCACTTCTTAATAGAGAAGTTCTTCCTAGTATGCGCGGTCTTATGGTTGCAGGTCCAGCTTTGGATCGTGACCATACCGCTTTATATAATTGCGCTTATTCTGAAATTGATTCGCCCGAATCTTTTTCAGAACTAATGTATGTTCTTATGTGTGGTACTGGTATGGGTTTCTCTGTTGAGCGTAGATGCACAGAAAAGCTACCTACAGTACCAAAGATTGACAAAGATTGGAATATCATTATTAATGTTGAAGACTCAAGAGAAGGTTGGTGCAACGCATTAAAGAGTCTAATCAACTTCTTATACAATGGTATTCATCCTAAGTGGTCTACAACTAAAGTAAGACCAGCTGGGGCAAGACTAAAGACATTTGGTGGGCGGGCTAGTGGTCCTGCTCCTTTAGAAGAAGTCTTTAGGTTTATTGTACAGATTTTCTATAAGGCACAAGATAGAAAACTAACACCACTAGAGTGTCACGATATCTGTTGTAAGATTGCTCAGTCTGTAATTGTTGGTGGAGTAAGACGCTCCGCTATGATTTCACTAAGTGATCTTTCCGATAGAGAGATGGCGTTGTGTAAGAGCGGGGCTTGGTGGGAGGGATCGGGTCATCGTTCCCTAGCTAACAACTCAGCCGTATACACAAGCAAGCCAAGCTTAGGACAATTCCTAGAAGAGTGGACCGATCTGTATAACTCACACTCAGGAGAGCGTGGTATGTTAAACAGACAAGCACTAACAAGTGTAGCAGAAAGAGCAGGAAGAGAAACACAAAACATTTATTTTGGAACAAATCCCTGTAGTGAAATTATTCTTAGACCAAATCAATTCTGTAATCTTTCTACCGTTGTTGTAAAAGATTATGACACAGAAGAAACACTGTTGGCTAAGATTGAAGTAGCTACTATTATAGGTACTATTCAAAGTAAGTTTACTTATTTTCCCTACTTAAGTGAAAAGTGGAAAAAGAACTGTGAAGACGAAAGACTTCTTGGTGTAAGCATGACTGGTATTTTTGATAACCCACTTACATCAGGCAAAGTAAGCCCAACAAAATTAATCAGCCTTCTACAAAAGCTAAAAGCACACACAGAAGTCATTAATAAAGAGTGGTCTGAAAAGATTGGAATTAATCCATCTAAGTCTATTACCTGTGTTAAGCCAGAAGGAACAACAAGTTGTCTAGCTGGTTGTGCCAGTGGTCTTCATCCACAGTATGCGCCTTACTTTATTCGTAGAGTTCGTATTGATAAGAAAGATCCTGTGTATAATCTTATGAAAGATCAGGGTGTTCCTTGTGAAGACTGTGTTATCAATCCCGACAACCAAGCAGTATTCTCGTTTCCCATGAAGTCTTCTAATATGACAATGACATCTAGAAATCTGGATGCTATTACACACATGATTCTTTGGAAGATCTATCAAGATTACTACTGCCACCACAAACCAAGTGTTACTGTAAACTATAATGATAATGAGTTTTTGCTTTTAGGTCAGTGGGTATATGAATACTTTGACGGTATTTCTGGTGTATCCTTCTTACCAAAGACAGAACATACCTATCAACAAGCACCATTTGAAGAAATTTCAGAAGAAGTATATAATACATTCCCATATGTAGATGTAGATTTCTCTGTATTACCAAGTTATGAAAAGTCTGATACAACCACAAGCAGTCATAGTTTTGCTTGTACAGCTAATGGTTGTGAACTAACAGACATTACAACAGGATAATTATGATTAGTATTGAACAAATTGCATTACGATTAAACTCAGGTGTAGCTTTAACATCAGCAGAAAGTTCTTTATTTTTAAGAACATTACATCAAGAACTTACAAAATTAAAGGAAGAAGTTAATGAACTCAAAGTATCCGTATCTAAACCCAGAGTGGATTCCGCTACTAAGACAGTTGTACCAGCCTCTACAATACGACGAAAGGATGACAGCTGATGAGTTTATTAGGCTTGCGGCTTTTACTGCTGGTCAAATCTCACTAATAGATAAATTAGAATCTATTATTAAACTACAACAAAAGGAAAATCTTAAATGAGTTCCTTTCAAGATTTGCTTTCTAGTGTCTCAAATATGTTTAGTCAACAACAAAAAGAAAGACAAGTTAGACAAACCAATTTAGAACTAGGAAAACCAACTGGCCGTCTTTCTAAAGCACAAAGACAAATAGCAAAGAAAAAAGAAATCGCACAACTAAAAAGTAAGATAGGTGAACTTCAAAGATCAGATCTTGGTGTGCGCGTTTCTGATATAGAAACTAATTTCTACAAACAAGCCTTACAAGGTTTCGAGTCAAAAGTAGCAGAAACCTATCAAAAAAAATTTGAAGCAAGAACAAAACTAGAACAAGTAAATCAAGCATTTCAAGACGCTTTACAACAACAGCAACAAAGCACAACTTCGTTTTCGCTTTGGCGAACTGATCCAAATCTTCGTTTATCAGAAGCAGAAAAAACAGCAATGTCAAGTCCAAAAGCAATTGTCGATTTGTTTAATCAAAAAAACGAAATGCAAAAAAAAGGCTATCGTTCTGCTGCTAGATGGATGAAAAGAAACTGGAATAATGAAGACTCTTATCTCTATAAAGCTTATGTACAAGCTAATGAAATACTAAAGCAACAAGAAATGGGTACTTCTTATAACCAACAAATAGAAAATACACAAAGAAGTTTAGACTTAGCTACACAAACAGCTATTGAACAGGCACAAATTACAGCAGCTCCTTTAGATGTTATTCGTAATCAAACTATAGATACTCTTGGAAGAGAAATTAAAGAAAGAGAAACAACACCAAGCACTTCTATTCTTACTGAGGCAAAAGAAGGACCAGCCAAAACAGAAACAACCACCCCTAAAGTTAAACAAAAACTTAAGCGGGTTCAACAACCTTCTTATTATGAAGGTAGACCACAGTAAAGGAGGTACTTATGGGCGGCGCACCTACAATTGAAGGTGGTATGACTAAAGCAGAGCAAGAAGAACTGCTTGCAGACGAACGAAGATATCAAGAAGAACAAGAAAACATTAGACGCGAAAGAGCTAAATCCGAAGAAAAAGAAAGAGAAGAAGCAGCAAAAGCAGAAAGAGAAAGAATTAAAGCAGAAGAAGCAGCTAGGATTACCGAAGCTAACATGGCTGAAGAAGAAGCAATTTCTGCGGCAACATCTATGGAGGAAGAAGAAGAAGGAAAAGACAAACTAACCGTAGACTTTTATGGCTCTCTATATAACGGAGTCGGATCAAGACCAACAACCAGAACTAATACAACAAGGCCAGCATGAACCCAAAGACTTTAGCCGAACGCTTTAGAATTCTGGATTCAGCCCGAACAAGTAAAGTTGATAGAGCTAGATTGTGTTCATCATTAACAATCCCATCTATTCTACCCCCAGAAAATTGGACAGAAGAAATGGCATTACCACAACCATATAGCTCTGTTGCTTCCAGAGGTGTTACGGCTTTAGCATCTAGGATTCTTAGTGCATTGATGCCTTTAAACGATACGCCTTTCTTTAAGTTTAAAATAAAAAGTGGTGTTGAACCACCAACAGAAATTTCGGGATATTTAGAAACTCTAAGCTTTCAAGTATATAATAAACTTATTTCAAAAAACTTAAGAGAGTCTGTATATATCGCTCTCCAACACTTAATTGTTACGGGAGATGTTTTATTTTGTATGGAAGATAACTATAGTTTTAGAAACTATAGATTAGATCAGTTTGTTGCTCAACGAGATGTAATGGGTGAAGTAAAAGAAATTATTCATTTAGAATATCTTGCTGTAGATCCTGAAAACGAACTTTATTATTTTGGTTCTGAATCGGGGATTGAATACAGACGAGGATATAAAACTATCTATTGTCAGTATTTAAAGCAAGAAGATGGAACATGGTATTCTAGAAAAGAAACAGAAAATGGAGAACTACTGGATGAGGGTTATTATGAAATCCTTCCATTAGTTCACTTAAGATGGTATTCTATTGCGGGTGAAAACTACGGTAGATCTCATTGTGAAGATATACTTGGTGATTTAACTGCATTAGAAAACTATACTCAAGGTATGTTAGAAGGAATGTCCGCTGCTTCTGCTTTCTGGATGGGCGTTGATCCTACTGGTATTACAGAAGTAGATGATATTGCTTCAGCAAGAAACGGAAGTTTTATTGCAGCAAGACCTAATGATGTCTTTACTATTTCTCCAGCACAAACGATTAATCCACAAATATCATCTACCAGTACAGCAGTAGAAAACATGAGAAGAGAAGTTGGACAGGCTTTCTTAATGTCCTCTTCCGCTATCCCAACAGGGGATCGTGTTACTGCTACTGCAGTTAGAATGATTGGTTCTGAACTTGAGACTATTCTTGGTGGTGCTTTCTCTAGTATTTCTAGAACATTAATGGAACCACTTGTAAAACGAACTTTAGCTTTAATGTTAAAGGATGAAGAAATAGATCCAAGACTACAAGATCAATTCTTTGATAAAGACGGAACACTTGCGGTAGAAATTATCACTGGTCTTCAAGCTTTATCAAGAGATACTGATCTTCAAAAACTTATTCAGATGGGTGAAATGGTTAGAAATTTACCAGAGCAAGCCGTAGCTACCTTTAAATGGGATAGTTATGCTAAAGCCTTAATTACTTCTCTTGGGTTTGATTCGCGTATGTGGGTCAAGTCAGAAGAAGAAGTACAAAATGAAATGATGGAAATGCAGAATAAACAAATGCAAATGCAAATGAGACAACAAGCGGGTAACGCTATGACTCAAGGTGCTATTAATACAGCAACCGCTGCTGCTACTTCCGATCTACAACAAACAGGTGGGCAGAATATTCAAGCCATGTTAGAACAGGCTGGAGTAAACCCACAGCAACTATTAGGAGGTTTGGGTGGCTAAACCAAAATTAAATAAAGCAAGTATGCCTTGCAATAAACCACGAAAGTCTCCAAATCCAGCTAAAAAAAGAGTAGTTAAAGCTTGTGCAAATGGTAAGGAGAAGATCATTCATTATGGTGCTTCGGGTTATGGACACAACTATAGTCCTGAAGCGCGTAAATCTTTTAGAGCAAGACATAAATGTGATTCGGCTAAAGATAAACTATCAGCCCAATATTGGGCCTGTAAAGATTTATGGGCTGGACCAGGAGGTTCTAAAAAGTCTTGCCCTAAAGGAAGAAAGTGTAAAGGTAAATAATGCCTTTTAAATCAAAAGCACAAAGACGCTTTATGTATGCAACTCATCCTAAGATTGCCGCTAGGTGGTCTAAGGAAACACCAAAGAAAACTAAATTACCAAATAAAGTTTCTAAAAAAAAGAAACGATAAAGGATAACAAATGGAACAAAACGATACCATGACTCCACAGGATACTCCTGTTGAACAATCACAGGTTTCGACTGAGACTACTCAATATCAGTCTGAACTAAAAGCTTTTAATACTTATGTTGAAGCCAACCAAGTACAAGTACCAAGCAATTTTAAATCATCTGGTGATTGGTTTAAGTCTCTAAAGAATGCACAATCAGAGTATACAAAAGCTAGACAAGAACTAGCACAATTAAAGAAACAACCAGTGGCTCCTGTTGTTGAAGAAACTGTGGAAGACGCAGCTCTTGAACAAACTGAAGTAGAACCCGTACCTCAGATTCAAGAAGAACTAAGAATTCCAAAGAAAGAACCACCAAAGGAACAACCACCACAGACAGCACAAACGGATCTAACACAAGAAGAATGGAAGAAGTATTCTGTTGAAGTCGCTACGACTGGAGAGTTATCTCAAGAGTCAAGGCTTGCTATTAAGCAGAAAACTAAATTACCAGATTTTGTGATTGATGAGTTTATGCAGGGTCAAAAAGCCCGTCTGAATGCTGCCTATACAGAAGCAGCAAAAGTTATTGGAGGTAAGGATAATCTTGCTAGAGTCTTTAACTGGGCTAGTAAGAACCTTTCTCAAGAGCAACAAGCAGAAATTAATGCAACACTAGCTTCTCCATCGTGGGAAGTTGCGTTGCTTGGTTTAAAAGCTAAGTACGATTCTGCCACAGCTAATAAACCAACATCAAAAGAACCAGTTACTAAAGTAGGAGAAAAGGTTTCAGTAGCTAAAGCTCAGGCTGCTACTGGTCCTTATCTATCTAAGGCAGAGTTTTACAAAGATCGGTCTAATCCCTTATTCAAAACCGATTCAAGATTCAGACAAACAGTTGAAGCCCGTATGATGAAAACGGATTTTAACAAACTAACTTAAAAGGATAAAACAAAATGGCTATCACTAGCGATTTAGGAGCAGGCGACCTAGTAATGCGTACCAGCGTTTCTGCTGGTATTTCAGGACCATTAACAGGCGCAAACAAACTTTGGCTCCCAATTTGGAGCGGCGAGGTTATTCACGCTTATGATGAATATAATGTATTTGAGTCTCTTGTTGACTCAAAGACTATTGCAAGTGGTGTTGCAATGGAATTCCCAATTACTGGTACAGTAGCTCTTAGATCATCTTGGGCTGCTGGTGAAGAGCTTGGTGGTGGAGATGCGTCTTCAACAACCATTGCTATCAAGCTTGATAAACGACCAATGGCAGCACACTTTGAAATTGACAACATTGATCTTATGCAAACCCAATGGGAGTTTAGATCAGAACTTGCTCGTCAGGCTGGTATGACTCTTGCTAATGCAAGAGATAAGCAAATTGCTGCTTATATTGCAAGAG